AGCCGCCATATTTCAGGCGGCTTTTTATTTCCCTTAATCTTCTTTAGGGCTTACGGGCTAACGCCATCGCGGGCATCAGTGTAGGCTTTAAGAATTTCAGTGCTATCAGCTTCACTGATTTCAGTAGCCTTGCTAACCAGTTCTTCAATTTTGTTAGAAGAATAGGTTTTATCAGCGCCTTTAGCAGCGTCGTCAATTTGAGCGCCACCAGTACCACTTGCCGCTTTAGCTTTACCAAGCACAAAGTTGATAGCAGCTACTACAGAAGTATTAGCGCCACCGTCTTTGATGTCTTGTTCAAGGGTGTCCAATTTGCCAGTAGTATCTTTAAGACTTTTAATGTCAGCGCCAAAGGCTTGACCAAGTTTTTTAAGGGTGTCTTTCAATGTTGCCATTCGTGTTTTTCCTTATCAAATGTTAGGAAGCAGCTTGTCTATACGCTTTAAGAATTTCTTCAGCGTCTAAATCGGTAAGGATTGGCGCGCTTCCATTTCCGCCATTCCCACCTTTCAGGCTTTCCAGCCATTCTGTTTCGCTTCCGGTAAAGCCATGTTCCCTAGCAATTTCATATGCTGATTTTCCCGGAACACTAGCTCCACCGTAAGCCATTCTTACTAGATAATCTTTGTTTGTTGGTGCATTTACGTAACTCATTATTTCTTTTCCCTTCCCTTAGATGCTACTTAAAGAGCCAGACCATATTGTCTTTGTAACTAGAATCTTTATTGAATGTTGTCTCAATAGTTTTGTATTTGTAGCCTTCAAAGTTTTGATAATTGCCAATCTTTTCAGTAGTTACATATTCAAGATATTCAATGATTTCAGACTTGTCTGATGAGAACAGAATGAAAGGCTTATCAACAAAGCTCATCATCTTCAAGAAATCTACTAAGCCAAATTGCCCTTTGTAACGATGCTGTTGCGTATTCACATAAGGCGGGTCTAGCAGCAGAAGGCATTTCTCTTTACCTGAATACTGTGGCATGAGTTCTTGGTAAGATGAATGTGTGATTTCTAAACCATCCAAGTAATCATCAGCGGTTTCATAATTTCTGGAAGATATTCTTTTCCATAAATCAGCATAATCATAAAAGCCTTCTAAATCAGTAGTCTTTCTTCCCGCAAACAAGAACCAGTTATTAAGGCAAACAATGTCTTTGTAACCATCAAAGTTCTTAACAATGTCTATTACTTTTGCTCTTTCGTCTTCTGATAATCTGGTGTCTTTCTTGCGGGACGTTACAACTTCAAAAAGCATTTCCCTTAAACGGTTTGTATCAGCAATGCCTTTAAGCCTTTCTGCATAGCCATCAAAATCATTGTAGATAACTTTGGCTTTAGGCTTTATTCTCTTGGCAGTATGGGCTAATAGTCCAGAACCACCAAACACATCAACAATAGTCCAGCCTTCGCCATCGCCTTCTATATTCTTTTCTAATACTTCAATGAAGTGCTTTTGGAAGTTTTTCTTTTGTCCTATGAATGGTAATGGTGCTTTCTTGTAAAGGCGTTGGCTCATGGAGTAACGTCCATTTCTATTTCAATATTACCCTTTACAACTGTTTTGTAAAGCCCTTCTGAATCCACTATCTGAATGTCATAAATGGCTGTTCGGAACTTCCAGTCTTTAGTTAAAGCATGAGAAAAGAGAACAGCGATTTGGTTTCCGCGAACATCAATGCCAGCGCCTTCTTTAAGGAGATACGCATCATTGCCTTTTGCTTTGATAAGCATGGTTACTGCGTATGAAGAAAGGTCGTAGGGTCTGTTATTGGCGTCTGTAATTGTGAAAGTAACAGCGGTATCATCGCCACGATAAATTGAAATATCTTGTTCAAGCATGTTGGATGGTTTCCTTTTTGTAAGGCTTTTAATATTGCGTATTTTTCATTGAACGTTTTAGCAAGGTTTTGTAAGATTGCCACATCAAAAAGCCAACAAAAGGAGCTAGAAATATGAAAACCATCTACAAAGTAAATGATGTTGAAGTTCACATCAGACATTTCTACAAGTTCATTGAAGGTGTTAATGAAATGCCATTTGAAATTGTTAAGAAAGAAATCAATGAACAATTTGTTCTTAAGTTCTTGGAAATGGGCGCTGGTAAAGCTGATAAAATCGTTGTTGAAATTTATGGTGAATCCTGCCTTGATGTAACTTACTGGAATGGCGATAAAAACGTTTTGTTCTCTACGGATACATCAGATGGCGAGTTCTACATTGTTGATATGAACTGTGTTAATCACAATCGCGCTGATATTCAGGTGTTACATAAAGCCCTTAATGAACTGGCTGCTTCTAATCCTGATAACGCCACCTTGAAGCAGGATGAGTTAGACGCCCGTAAAATCAATGCTGCCCTTAATCTGTTCAAAAAGTTCAATGTCATTACCATTGAATATCATAAAGGTGGTAATGATGTCTTTCATGTGGAATTTGACTACACGCCAACATTTGCTGAAGCTGTAGAGATGGGAATTAAGACGCAAAAGCATGATGTTATGCTGGTTGGCTATGGATTCTTTGTTGAAGAATTTAAACAATCACATCCCGATAGCGTCTTGCAAGAAGCCAACAAATGAACAGAAGCCCTCATAAGCTCTTGGCAACAGTTCTGTCTGTAGTATCAGAATCAAGCCAATAATCATGAGGGCTGTTAGGATAAAGAAGAAGCCAGTGTAGCCATCATTCTTCTTTCTGAACTTGGCTCTTTCATCAAGCAATTTTAATAGCCACCACGAAACATACGTAACGGCTATCCAGAGTATCAGGAATCCTACTGGTGGCATCATTCATATCCTCTAAATTTTATAGTTATATTAACTTTTATTTAACAAAAGGAGAACGCAAACATGACTACAGAACGTGACAATGTAAACAATCCTGCCCATTACGCCAAGCACGCTATTGAGTGCATTGACATTATGGAATCATTCAGCTATCCAAATCTTGCTAATGCGTTTAAGTACGTTTGGCGGGCTGGTCATAAGAACAATGCCGAAGAAGATATTAACAAAGCCAAGTATTACATTCGTAGGCATTACGCATGGCTGAATGATGGTTTTGATGCTTCTTCTAATCCTGTTATCAGGGATTTACAGCTTAAACTTCTTAGCGTAGTGAAAGGAACAATGGAAGAAGAACGTTACAGCGCTTTGGAAGAAATCCTCAACGCTAGTCATGGCTTTTCTTCAGAAAGGGCTTGTCTTGTGGATTGCACAATTCTTTTAGGAACACTTACTAAAAATTAACTTGCCACTGTAGATGGCTTTGAATACAATTAGCCCCGTCATTTTTATTCCTCATAAGATTAAGCCCTCAATCAAGAGGGCTTCTTTTTGCTTGTTTACTTGGCTACTTAATCGTTGAGAACCATAATCCTTTGCCAAACATTTCATCCAGCTTGGCTGTTTCTTCTGGTGTTGGCTTATGTGTAGTAATGATTTGCAAGCGCCCTTCGCCATTTGCCAGTATCAGGTTCTTCTTCCTGTCCTTACCATCAAGCCATTCTTCTTTGTACTCATTGTCCTTGAACACAACCTTTCCAATTTCTTTAAGTTCGCCGTTTTCATCAAGACCATAGGCTTTGTAGATTTCATCTAAAACGATTGCTTGTTTTTCACGGAAGTTCAGCTTTTTCACATTGCCAGTGTTATCAACATAAGCATTCAACACAGTTACCGTTTGCTGTCTTTTCTCATTGAAAACATACTTGATTTCATCCACATCAAGGTCATTGGGGAATACATCAACCGTGTAGGAATCTTTCTGTAGATAAATGAAAGTGTCTAAAAGATGATTCTGGGATTGCCAGTAAACAATGTCTTTGTACTTATTACCCAAAACTTTTCTAAGCTCTGGAACAAGGAATAAACGGTTTCTAAGCGTTTCCTTAATTGACCATTTACCCACTTTGTTCGGGTCATCCCTATCTTCATTCTGATTAGGCTGAATGTTTGGCTTGGTTGTATCTGGCGGGGTTGGTTTCAATGAATCCTGCCCATCAGAATCAACATCAGGCTTCGTATCATTCTTGGATTTGTACTTGTACTTGTAAAAAGCAGAACGCAGTTCTTTGTTGTAATCCACTTCATAGCCAGCTAAATTGAACTGCGCATAACGAATGTAGCCAACTGGATGGCTCATGATGTCAACTGCTTTATCGTAAATGTAACGTGGAATTGAAGCATCAATTTTGTAGGAAAACTGCTGGTAATACAGGGAATCCGTTAAGTAAGAAGTGTTTGAAAGAAAGCCCATGTAATCAAAGTACACGTTGTTTGTATCATTGATTACAACAAGTTCATAGTCAATTTTAATCTCATCACCAGTTTTGGATTTAACCCAGAATCTCAAGTCTCTTTGGGCTTGCTCCAATGTATCCATAGCGTAGTTATAGAAGTAATCCAGTGATTGAACCCCGCCAATTTCTACGCTTTTGGCTTTTACTTTGGCGTCTTTACCTGTTCTTGTAGCAACATCAACACGTGGCAGTTTAGAAAAGCCCCTACCTTTGCTTCTTACTTCAATTTTGAGAATAGCGCCATTTGGGTCAACTTCTGTTACTTCTGCATAGAAGCCGCCACCAGTTCTTTCTGGATTGGATTCCGTGAAAACGTAATCACCAACTTTGTAATCTCTACCTGCTGCAATAATTTCAACATCATTGATGCCGCCAGTGGTAACAGATTTAACCATTACAGAACCCTGATTGATGCCACCTTTCACGCCTATGGAATCGCCTACTGAAAAGCCATGCCCTTTTTCTTTGATAATGAATTTGATTAAAGGGCAGTTGACAACAAGTTCATCTAAAAGACCATCATTATCTTTCAGACGCATTTGCTCGGATGGCACAAATTTGTTGGTGAAAAGATACTTCACTTTCAGGAACAAGTAAGTAGAACCATTGAACAGGTGGTAATGCACGGATTCAACGTCAAGTGTAAAGCCAGAAGCAACGCTTTGAATGATTAGTGAGTAGTTATTAAGGGCGTCAGTAATCTTCTTGTGCAGTGCGGGTTCAAGTTTGTTCAGCTTAACGCACATGTACTGGTTGTTGGAATAGTGCGCTTGTGAAGGGATTAAGAGCTGTTCTCTTGGATAGCTTACTTTACAATCTTCATCGTAAAGCACTGAAATCAAGAACTTCAATCCTTTTACGCTGCCCCTGTACATGTAGAAGTCCATAAGGTAGTTGAAAAAAGCCCTTTGGTCTATTCTCAAATCCTTGTTGAAAGGAAATCCGCCATCTGCGTAAATCTCATCCCAGAACTGGTTAAGGGGGCTGATTACGTTGTGGTGTTCGTACAAGTGGTCTAAAGCCCAAAAGATTTTGCCTTTATCTTCATTACTCAAGAACTTGTAGAAATGTTCTAGCAGCTTGGTGAAAAGTGGATATTCCCTCTGAATGTAAGAGGGAATGTTGTATAAAGAGAAAGAGCCTAGGTCAAATCTGTTCTTGTAAAACAGCCCTTGATAGATTTCATTATCAGCCATTACTCTGTCTCCCTTAAAACATCAGCGATTTCAACTGTTCTAATTCTTACAATGTTTACATGTTTGGAATAAATGTTAGGTTTAGCGGCTTTTGCTTTTAAGTCAATGATGTAAGAGAAATCAATACCTGAAATGAGTGGCAAGTAGAATTGGAAAGTGCCATGTTCATAATCAACATTGCCAATTTCTTTCTTGATTTCTTCGTTGTACTGGTTCTTGGTTAATGCGAACAGTTTGCCTTCTTCATCCCATACGTTCCAAGTGTAGTTGTAATCCTTGAACTGGCTCTTAACAGTGCCCTTTTCAATCTTGTTGTTCAGGGTTGTCAGGTACATTGAAGTGTACTTGGTGTTCACTTCCATTTGCTTGGAAAGCATCTTCTCTGAATAAACAGAATCCACACCGTTTACTTCCTTAACAATCATTGAGTTCAGGTCAATGTCGTTGTAATAGTTGCCAAACTGGTTCAGGTGTTCGGATGAATATTTGTCAACGATTTCCTTGATTTTGCCCTCAATATCCGTTCTGGAAACATGGGAAATTTCATCTGAAAGCACCGCTGTCAGGCGCATGTCAATGTTCACGTATTCCGGGTCAATCAATTCAATGTCCATGCCGCAGTAAGCGTAGGTATCCAGCAAACGTTTCCTAATGTCAATCTTAGCGCCTTGTGAAAGGGCTTCAGAGTTGTTTGGCTTCACTGAAATGATGACCTTGCCATACTTCTTAGGAATGTTTTCTTCTCCGCCCCATACGTTGATGGATTTGATGTTTCTGAATTCTTCCAGAAGGATGGATTTGATGTCGCCTTCTGTTAATAAGCGGTTCTGCCTTCTGTAGGAATGAATGGCATTGTAGCGAATCATTTCATTGGATTCGCCATCAGAACCGCCAAATGAAGGCGCTGCTGTTTTTAATTCAAATCCACCTACTTTGAACTCCGTACAGCCATCCCCAGAAGTTCCTAGGGGCGCTATATATTCAATGATGATGTATTGGTTGAGTTTGGGCGATTTGGCGATTATGTCATTACCAAAGAAGATTTCATACCAACCATTTTCAGCGCCAGCAATGAAGAAGTTCTTATTGTTCTTACCAGCATCTCTAACCATGTTGGTTGACATTTTATATTCTTCGCCAATTTCTTTTTCATCTGTCGTGTTCTTGACATACATTCTAATCGTGTCAATATCAATATCACGGTCTTTAATGAGAAATCTTTGTGTATGGTCGCCACGGAAGATAGTTTTCCATTCCCTTCTTTCACCTTGAATCAACGTGAATGTTTTCTTGGAAGTGAATTTGTATTTGCCATCTTGGGTTTTTTCATAGTCATAAAGGAATACGTCTTTATCAAATACAAAGTCTCTATAGATTGATGACAATGAATTGATTCCTTGAATATGAATGTCTCTGGAAAGATGAATATATCTTTCTGCTGGAACTTCATCAACAATTCTTTCTACATAAACTTCTGCTCTTGAACATCTTTTGCCTCTAACAATGTAGCCATTTCTTTTAGCTCCTGCTATTAGCGCTTCTTTGGTTTTGGCTGTAGAAAGATAGTTTTCATTCTGGTTCATTTGTAGATACAGCCCTTGATAGGTTGCTGTGTAAGCCAGAATGTTAATAAGCTGGTTGATGGCTGAACCTTCAAAGTTCACATCTTTGAAGTCTGTTGTCTGCTTGATGTAGTCCCTTAGATGGGCTTTCAGTTGTTCGTTGTCGAGTTCATGTGTAAGCATTGTCTTGGTCTTCTTGGGAAGCTATGAAATCTGTATTGGCTTATTTTCCAAGCTATTGATATGTTTATTGTTTAGAAGATGGCTGCCTGTAAGTTGTTGTTTTATATAGTAATGTTTTATAGGCTAGTTGCCTTTGCAGTAGTGGCATTCTGGCTTCTTGAAACTGATGTTCGTCTTTTTTTATCTCATATCAAACTGGCTTCTTGAAGTGGCGCATCGCCACATGATGTTCGCCTTTTTATCTCATACAAAATTGGCGTCTAGGTAGGCTCGGGTCTAAATGTTTGTTTTTTCTTTTTCTCAACATATGGA